TTGACCAATTCTATGATCAAAGAATCTACAACCTGGATTTAAAATAGCACCATATAATGAATTTAAGTTAATCTTTTTGACCAACTGACGCTTGTCCCAAAATGCTTCTTCTTTTTTATCTCTAGCTTCTTTTTTCTTGGCCTGCATTTCTTTGCGTTCAGCATACCAGCGTTCTAACAAGCCTGGAATAATACCCTTGCGCTCATAGGTCACAATGGTACCATTGGCGGTCAGCATCCATGGCCGATTTGAGTCAAAGATCATTGACCAGATTTCAGCGGCTGAGTGCACAGTCTCATTGCCATCTTGCCAATCAATGGTAATTTCTGTGCCACGTTGTTGTTCCATAACTGCTGTGTATTCCAAACTGCCAAACAAGCCTTCCCAGGCCATGGCAAAACTGCTTTTGTTGTTGATCTTTTCTTTGATGTATCTGTCAGTCATGATCGGGCGCAGTTGGCCCACAATGGTTTCTGGTCCCATGTTGAGTGCTCGAATAGCCGACGGATACAGTGAGTTGATGTCAACTGATCCTATCCACTCGTGTATGCCTTTTTTTGGATACGCCACATAGGCACCTGCGGCTTGTGTGTCGTCATCTGTTAGCCTTTGTTGACGGTTGGGCACAACCATACCACGTTCGTGTGCTTCGTTGATAATGGCCTGTTCGGTCACTGCCACTGCACCCATGGTGGTCTGTAGTAACACAGTATTGGCATGTGCCAGTTCGTTGGCTAGATCTAAGAATCGCAATTTCTGATCCAGTTTGTGTAATAGCAATGTATCTTGACGATTGTATTCCAAAAACGTTTTGAAGTTTTGATTGTACAGTTGATCCAAGGTACCTTCAAACTGTGTTTTACGCTCATCCAACTCATATTCGCCAATGGCATCCAGGCTGTAACTGTGGCGTTCTTCATAGGTATACTTTCGATACAGTTGCATGTAATCCATGTGCACACGGCCAATCAAGTCATATGTTTGATTCTCTGCGCCAAAGCGTTCAAACATGCGTGGTTTGGGATACTGATTCCACAGGCAAAATCTACGGGTGTCATCCTTGTTTAACACACGAGTCACACGATTCACTGTGTAAGGAATATCATAGCCTTCTGAGTTCCATCCTGATAGTGCATCTGCATCTTCAATTAGATCAAGGAATGTTTTTAACATTTCCTCTTCACGCTCAAACAACATGCAGTTTTCAAACGTGCCAGCTATTTCTTCCGCAGTAGCCCAACTCATATGCTTAGGCGGCACTGCCAGTGTTACCAATTGATCTAGCCAAGTCAGATACAATGATATAGCAGTGATAGGATTAAATGGATCTGCCACAGGCGAAAATCCACGTTCAGGATCAAATGCAACTTCAATGTCAAAAAATGCCACGTTGAGTTCTGGAGCGTCCTGCCCAATATAATTCTCACTTAAACATCTAAATACAGGATTTATATCACTTTCGTATAGATTTTTGTGCGACTGGGCACGAACTTCTTTGCGAAATTCTTTGTTGTTGCGTGTGCTAAATCTTGACACTGGAGTGCCATATATACTGGTAAATTTACCTCGAGGATCGTCGTAGTAGAATATGTAGCTGGCAGGAAATTCACGATATTCTCGCACACCATTTCGTCTCTCAACTACATGTATACGATCATGTTCTCGATCATACAATGCATCAATGTAACTTATAATAATTCTCCATGTTACTTACATTATACAATAATTACAGAGTTTTTCCTACTGTTTCTAAGATTGTTTCCAATAATTCGTGGTCTTGTTTCTCTCGACCAAATTCTGCTTTGTGTGCTAGTTTGATAGCTTTTTTAAGAATAGACGGTTTGATTTCAAGCTCTTCAGCAATAGCCTTGATTGTATCATTAAGACCTCCCTGTAATGTTTCAATTTCTTCAGTTACTTGCATACCTTCGTTGATGATTTGCATGAGTTTGATTTTTTGATCGCCGTTAAAAGTTTTGTCTGACATACGTTCTCCTAGTATAGTTCAATTATATAATATTAATTTACTTTTTACAACAATTTTGGTAAACATATTTGATTATCAAAATAATGTACAGGTGTTTGCAAGCATTTACTATAATTATCTATAGCAAATTTAATACATTTTCCTTGATTTTCTTTTTTAAAAATAATAAAATCAGTTGGAATAATTTCTAAGTTCATAAGTTGTCCAATAACAAAACATACCCATATCATGTTATCAAAATTTTCATATATGTTAGTTACATTAATACAAGTCTTTTTAAATTGTTCTCGTCTACACAAAAAATCTGTGTATTCAATTTGATCAAAATTATTATTAGTTTGGAATTCAATGAGTTTATTGTAAAATTTATCTGTGGAATTTATTAGATCGTCAAAATTAAAAAAAACATGATCATAGATTGTATCAAACTTACAAATAAATCTGGCGGTATTTACGCATTCTAAAAAGTAAGTTTTATAATTAGTGTTATTAAAGATATCTATATCTTTATAAAAAAACTTGTATAAGACGTTTGAATAAAAATTAAAATAAGATTTACCACTGAACAAGTAATGGAATTTACTTGGATTCAACTCATGAATTAGTTTGATGTTATAATTTTTATTTGGTATGTGTTTATGAAAATTTATGGTATTGTGTTGGATTGATTCAAAATTTAATGTTGAAATAAGCCAATTACCTCCAGCACCGCCGGGAAAACTAATATTGATCATAAAATGCTCACTTTTACTATCTAGGTAGCGAATCTATTTAGTAAGGCAGCAGCCGCCACACCACGTAACAGAGTTACGGTCCTAAGGGTGTTCTTTATCTTCCAGCCGCAGCCAGTGCGGCTCCGTTGTTGAAACTTCTACTCCATGATGCAGCCTGAATGTTGCCGCGATCTTTTGACCAACGATATCCTGCACGATGTCCTGAGCAGTCTTTGGTACAGGGTGATCCTAAAAAACTTAGCTCATGCAATTGTTCAGCTTCAAAGTCTAAAAATGTATTGGCAAACATGTGGCACAGTTCGTGTATCTTGGGATTCTTGGTACATTCAATATGAAACTTTTTGTGCTTATAGCTGTCACTGTGCACCTGTGTGGGATCTTCAAAGCCACAATACACTTTGCGTACAGTGCTGTTGTCAATGAGTTCAGTGCAACTGGGACCGTCTCTTTGAGGCATGGGTTCACTGCAGGGACTGCAAGTTGTAATAATAATACTACCCGGGGGTATGCTACCGTGCTCACGTTCATATTTTTCCATGGCTGCCATTTCGCCATGTACTCTATTGCCGCCTCTGAAATAATTCACTGCTTTGACCAGATTGTTGTCGGGATCCAGTACTGCGGCAGCTACCATGCCGTAACGTTCTGGATCCTGGCGCTGACCTGCAATCACCAGCTCGCACAAGTCCACTAGAATACTGTCCAGTTTGTTGTAGTTGCGTATTTCAAAATCACTGGCTCTCATGTTTTTATTCTTCCATTCCCAGATCAGATTTGATAAGATCCAGCCAACTTGTAATACTGGGATCGTGGAATACTTCTTCTAAATAGTCCTGACACTCGCCGATATCTTCTAACGCAAACTGATATCTATCATCGTCTTCGTCATCATCATCTTGATCTGTTTCTGGCCTATGATGCAAGTAGTCTGCTGCCATGCCCTGTTTGACTGCTAGTCTTTCCAGCCAGTCTTCAACACCTATTTCGCCCAACTGCACCAACTGTGCTTTTTGTTGTGGGGTTAGTTTTTTCAGTATGCCTACTCCCCAAAACAATGCTCGGCCCCAGCTACTGTCAGTATCAAAGGCATGAACAGGAGCATCACGATACCAGTCTGGTGCATCTGCCAAGGGATCTGGGCCCGGAGTGTCAACCTTATTGGCCAGGCTTTGATTCATGAATCCCACAAACTTGGGATCAGTGGCTTCCTTGACCTTGCCTTTGGGAAATCTTTCACGCAGTAGTTTTTTGATCATGGCCTGTGTGCGTGGATCTGTGGGAGGCAGTTGTTCTTTTCTACGCAAGAAGAATCCCACTGTGATACCGCTGTCGCCTGAAATTGTGGCCACGCCTGGAGGGTAATCTGTTGACAACAGTTTTTTCAACACCGCA